ATGGCATTCTGCCCGGAAAACATCGCATACTCTTCAGGCGTTGGATCACGACCAAGAACATTGTGGAATGTATCCATGATGTCCCGGTGATTTTGCTCAGCCTTTACATCAGCCCTGTACTGCTCAATGTCGCCACCATACGAACCCATAACATCCGCATTGGGGAAACCAAAAGATTGAGCAACTACATCAGGGTCTTGACTTGCATTGTCAACAGAAGATTCAGAACCCTGCGAGCCTGTCTGTGTTCCAGATTCAACACCCTGAGATCCTGCGGTAGATGTGGAGCCAGTATTTGCCGACCCAGTGCCAGATCCGGTGGCACCTGCATTCTCACCCGCACCAGCGCCCGTACCAGTCCCGGAGGCTCCGGTATCTTGCCCACCAGCTCCTTGAGAGTAGGTGTATTGGTTATCGGCGCCAGCACCCTCACCCTTTTCTGAGGGAGGGAAATATGCGGCAAGCGCAGTCATAAAATCATTGACAAGAGGCTTGGTTGTGTCGGCCTCAGAAACCAAAAGGGTTTGACCAAGATATGTTCCATCAGAGCTGAACTTCAATGTTCTGCCATTCGATGGATCATCGACGGTGTATGTGCCGTCTTGCTCCTTGCTGATGCCGGAGTCTTTGCCTACACCATTCGACAGGTAGCTTGCAATGCCAGCCTTTTGTTCGCTGGTCATTCCGAGAGAATCAGTCACGCCAGTTTCGCCGCCAGTCACACCACCGGGTCCGGCGACCTGTACGCCGTCACCAATTCCAGGGCCGTATGGACCCTGCTGTGCCTGATTGAAAGCATCAACGATTTGAGGAAAATTCCCAATCATTGAACCATCAGACAAAGAAATCTTGTCACCAATAGCAGGAAGTTTAACGCTTGCTTTTACAGCATCCATGCCAGCCTGAATGGCTTGGTTGATCAACGCCTGAGAAGGATCTTTCCCTTGCAGTTCATTGGCAATCACAATTGATGCCGCACGTTGCAAGCGAGGGTCTAAATCACTGAAGCCAGGGATTTGAGCGGCAATCGATGGTACGGCGACGTTGATTCCACCAGTCACAAGCGCAGACAACGGATCACGGCCAGCCAGGATAGAACCAGCCGTTTGACCAGCCGTGCGAGCCGCAATGTCTGCCGAAACATCAATTGGCGTTCCCAGCACATCCTTGAATCCAAGCGTTCCCATGCCAGCCTCTTGCTTGGCAAGCATGTTGGTTTGCTCAGATCCGGCAGTGGTGTCGTACTTTTCTGCGGCGGCTTCACCCAAAACGGAGTTGGAAACCTGACCAGCCGCATTGGCAATTGCAATGTTCTTTGCCGCATTGGTGAGTACGTCTTCAACATCCGCACCCTGAGCCAGTTGCATGCTTCCGTTCACAAGAGCGGTGCCCGCAACATTCCCGATGCCCAACTGAGCACCAACCATCTCACCCAATCCTGCGGTGGCATACATCATGCCGATCTGACCAATCGGACCAAGGTCTTTGATAGTCTGAGCGATGCCACCCATGACGTCGCCAATCACGCCGCCAATACCAAACCAAGTATTTTTCCCAGGCGTTACAACGATCCCTTTTTCTTGAAGACCGCCAGACGTGGGAGACACAAAATATTGACGAGCCTCGTTGTCACCAATCTGTTTTCCGCCAGCAAGATACACAGGCTGATTGGGGTCAAGGCCGTTTGCCGATGCAATACGCTCGTTGACTTTTCCAACACCCTTGAGAGGTTCGGAGGTTTGCACCCATTCGCCGTTATTGCCCTTGTGAGCCGTGCTGTAAAAATTTGTGTTGCCGGATTTGTTTACAACCGTGTTGTAGTAGTCGGCTGGGAACAAAAATCCTTCACCAGACTTGTTGATGTCAGAGTAATTTTTGATGCCATCAAAGTCATCACTTTTAATAAAAGAAGAGTTTTTCAAGCTATCTGGAAGCTTGAAGCTGTACGCATTTTCAAACGTCTTGGGATCAAGATATGCGTTGTTGTAGTACTGCTTTTTGATTCCGCTCGGGTTGCTGTAATCGTTTAGACCTTCGTACTCCAACCCTTTGGCTGTGAATTCTTTTGGCACATAGACATAATCTTTGCCATCCGGTCCGGTGACATACAAACCAGTCGAAGGTTTACTGCCTTCATACAACTTGTCGTAGTAAGAAATGGGTCCACCCCAACCACCGACGCCTTGTTTTTGTGTCTTTAATTGCCAGTCAGCCATATCAATTGCTTCCAGGGTTCACGGCATTCATAAGCTCTTGCGCCCAAGCTTGCCAATCGGGGAATCCACGAGGACCAGGGATGCCCTCGTTGGTGAACACATCGATTGCCTTCAAACCCTCAGCCCACGCAACCCAATCAGTCGAGTTATCTGGAATGATCAAGTTCTGAGCGCCGTACAGCTCGCACATGAGGCAAGCCCACGACTGAAAATCGTGATAGCGAGGATCGTAGACAAGAGCGACGTTGCTCATGTCGAGTAACCCCGCTGGTCACCGATGTCGGCGTTCACAATGATCTTGCCTGTTTGGTAATTTCCACCAAGGGTGTTGCTACGGAAAATCAAACGCATTTCCCTTCGCTGTTCCCTCAAGTCAACTTTGCCTTGGTTGGGGCTAAACACATAAGGACCAGTCGTCAATGACGTTTCATCGGCATACGGAGGACCAGTCACATACAGCTCCATGTCACCCGTTTGCAAGAAATCAGGCTCGATGCGATCCAAGTGAATCCACCGGTTCATACCTTCCATTGCAGGCTGTGCGGGTCCACCAGAAACCCATCCAATGTCGTTTGTCTCAAAGAATGACTCAACGGCAAGAGATGTGCTGTTTTTGATGGCGTCGGTTCCAAACTCGTGTTGATACAAGCTCACGTTTTCTTGTGTCGCGTCAACCGTCAATTGGAATCCAGATCCTCCAGGAAGATCGATGCCAAGCACGTCACCAACAACATAATCCCTGCCCTTGTTTGAAATCACGGCGTTTGTCACGACGTTTGCGGCAACAGTGATAGTTGCCGTTGCCAAAGTTCCAGAACCGCCTGTGAGAGGATAGTTCGTGTATGTTCCATTGCTGTACCCAAAACCACCACTGGTGAGGGTTACGCGACGGATAACGCCAACCTGATTCGGCTCCCACGACACATTGATTGGGTAGTGGAAGACCTGTGAAAAGTAGCCGGCAGAGCGACGAGCGCCAAGAGCTTCTCCGGCGTCGTACCAACACTGCTCACGCACGTTGAAGATGATTGCATCCGTGCATTCGGTGGCATCCCCGCGAGGGTAGAACCACCAGATCTCGCCGTAACGAGGAACCTTGGTCACCCACACCTTTTGACGCTGAGCATAGTTCAGGTTGTCAAAAAAGTAGTTCTGGTTCATGTCATTTTCGATTTCCTTGACAACGCCGTTGTACAGCAGGAATCGGTCAACACCACACCAGTAGTAGATGCCGTCGTACTCGATGACAGACTGGCTTGACAGGATCGAAGACTGGCTGGAGATGATGTCATACCGCCAGTATTGCGTGACAGCCGTGGTGCCCACGTTGATCGTTGTGGGGTTGTACGACACACGGATGAGGCTATCAAGGCTCCAAAACAGACCAGAAGGCGCGTTTGAGCCGCCTCGCACCGGTAGCCCTTGGACGATCTTTCCGGTGGCTACGTTGACCTCGTTGGCGTCCGTGGAGACCCAATCTTCAATGTTTCCAGAAGAACAGTTCTTGATCAGACCGTCATTGCCATACACAAAAACATACGGGTGAAGCGAAACAACGCCGCCAGACACAGAAATGTTGTTGTTGAAGGTCAGGGTCGTTAAGCCTGTCGTTGTCGCGGCATTGCTCAAAGTCACCTTGGTATAAAGACCAAGAGTAAAGATGATACCGTCCGTCGTTCCGGAGGTTGTCGTAATTGCGGCGCCGCCAACAGCGGAAGAAAGGGTGAAAGTTGTCGAATAATTGGTGGCAATGATGTAGTAAGTCGCGCCGCTGACAAGCCCGGTAGATGTTCCGGTCAAGTTGCCAGAAACTGTGACAGACTGCCCCACAAACAAGCCAGATGTTGAGTTGCAAAGCATCTGACCAGCCGTTCCAATAACACCCGTTCCGCTCAAATTTGGAGCCTCAGAGACAACGGAAGATACGGTTGTGTTTGCTGGTATGCCAGAGCCAAAAACAGATTGACCCGCGCCGATTCTGTAGTCCACCTGAGAGAATGTGACGATGGTTGTGCTGTTCAAATACGCATACGCATTGGAAAATGTTCCAATTTGCGCCATCACCGTTCCACTGAGGGAACCGGCAAGCACGGGTGTGTTGGCAGAGCTGTCAATTTGAGCCAAGTTTTGGCCAGGATGAGCCAATAACAGGTTGTTTCCAGAGCCAGTGACATCGGTGAAAGTGTCAAACTGCCACAGATTCAGGTTGCTGGGCGTGAAATTCAGCAAAGAAAAGTCAGTGACGCCAGAACCCGTTCCGTTGTTGTCGATCGGGAGAACTTGCAACCCATCAGCAAACCCACTGAAGACGTTTGTGAAGGCGTTTTGAGGGTTCACATAGATGCCGCGGCTCGGTCCAGCCAAATTGTTGGCAATTTCACGATAACCGCCAATTTTTCTGGGGCGACCACGCTGGAAACGCACCCATCGACCGCTGTTGTAGAAGTTTTTGTCAAAGTCCGTGCCATCCCGCTGAATTCCGGGCTTCGTGTCGAGGGCATAAACTTTTTGTGTCATCAGAATGTCCCGCCTGAAACGCCACCAGTGAATGTGCCGGAGCCGTAAACAGTAACGCCGCTGGCGCTGAATGCCGACAACAACGTACCCAAGATCGCAACACCCATCTGACCCGCGCCAATTCGATACAAACCAGTGTTTGTTTCCAGGGCAAAGTTCAACGAAGGTGCGCCAACAGTCCCATCAATCAAAGAAGTGGTCGATGCGCCAGCCTGAACGGTGTTTGCGTTGTAGAAATTTGTGCCATCACAGATGACTGTCGCTTGGTTCCCGGCGGGAATGGTTGCGGAAGCGCCAGAACCAGTGGTCAGGGTCAAAGAGTGACCAGCCGCCGTCGTCTGATTGCTGACAACATACAGGTTCACCACCGGAGGATAAACCACCGTCACGTCTCCCGTCAGAGTTCCAACAAACTCTTGAATGGTGTTTGACGCTTCTGTTGCCGACAGCGTGTACAGACCGGTGGTCACAGGCTTGACCAAGGATGTGAAGTTGAAGAGGTTGCTCACCCCATAACCAACAGTCACAAAACTTGATCCAGTGCTCAGAATAAACGCAGATTCGTTGGGCGCAAAATCTTTTGTTACCGAGCCATCAAGAGTCTCTGCGCCACTGCATGTGAACGTCAAAGTTCCAGTACCATCGTTCTTGACCAAAACAAACCAGTTCGCACCAAGTGAGGCGGATGTCGGCAAATAAACCGTTCCAGATCCACCGCTCCAGACTTTTGCCTGAGCTAGATCAGAACTTGAAAACGTCGAACCATCAATCAACGCATTGACTGGGTGGGATTGGTTCAGCGTTGAGCCGATTGCTTGCAAGCCAAGACCCGCCAGAGTGGACGCATCAGCACTTGATGTGCCAGCTCCAAAAGCAATAATTCCCCATGTGCCAGCAGTGGTCGGATTTGCTGTGATGTAGATGTACTGAGCAAGACCCGGCCCGATGACCACAATGGTGTTGCCATCAAAGTCGGTTACCTCAAACGGGTAAGACCCCACATTTCGGATCAGAGCGTCAGCACCAACCGATGTTTGGTTTGCGGGAGGCATCGCCAGTTCTTTGGCGGCAGAAGGAGCCGTGACATCCATGATCCTTGCGGCATAGTTGTCGGTGGCGTTCCCGTTGATTGGCCAAGACAGAGCAATGTTGGCGCTCAGGGTGATCGAGCGATACGAAACGTCGGTAGGTTGAATAACCTGACCGGTGAAGGGTGAGTTATAGCTCATCTGATGATCCTTTAACTATCCACAGCCACAGCTTGGCGGTCAGCCACCCGCAACTGATCTTCGGCTTTCAAGATTTCCATGGCTTGCCCGTACAGGGTCTGCCAAAGTTGAACACGATCATCGTTCTTCAGGAACGGCATGGCTTGCAACAAGGTGCCGTACAGCAGAGCCTGCGGGGCGTACTGCGTGAACCAGTTGCTTTGGTTGCTGGAGTCTAGAGGCTGGAGGCGCTCGTAGTACAGAACCTCAAAGTTGTAGTCAGCATCCGGGGTGGGAGCAATCAACCAATGGGTGTAGTCGTAGTCCGAATAGAACTTCGGCACATCTTCTTGGGTTGCATCCGGCCAGTATTCGCGCAGGTATTCAGGTTTGCGAAGCAGAACGGGGTGGCGCTTTCCAGCCACCGTGACGTTCATGGAAACCGTCTTGTGCCATCGGGCTGGCTTTGCAATCACATTCTCGCCCTGAACCATGGCGCTTTCAGCAACAGTCAGGTTGCCCAAAAACTTGATCTGGCTGGCAATAATTTGCTCAGCCAACATGATAAAGAGTGGGATTTTGTTAATGGTCGCGGCGTCTGAGCGCTCCAGGTAGCTCTGGACATTCTCAACCAGCGAATCGTAAGTCATGACCACTGCCGCTGTCATAGCCAGTACCCCCGTTTTGTATTCCACATTGTAGGCGTCCTTCTGGGCTTATACAAGACTTCAGGCGTACACCCTGGTGCCCTGTTTATCAATGATCAGGGCTTGCCGGCGAGCCTTGTCCGTTGGGTTGTTTGGAACGCTGACGTGAGTCCAGCGGTCAAATTCTCGGATGACTTGGTCAAACTGGAGGTCGCTGGCAATGATTGCTTTAACAACCTCATCCGGCGTCATGCCGGGAACCCGAATGTCAGCAGCACAGCCGATGCGATGCTGAGAAGTATCTTTAGACCCCACAGCATCATTGACAGCCTTGGATCGGAAAGCTGAATTGACCATGATGGGCTTGCCACCAAGGACGGTTTTGACTTCCTCAAGAAACGAAGCCAAGCGTTTAAGATTTTCGAGTTCGTGCTCATTTGGTGTGTTGTCCAGATCGCGGTGATCCGTGTGCGTCAATTCGTCGTAGGTGAAATGGGGTGAGAGGTTCATTTTTTATCTTTCTGGCGTGAGCCAAAGGATGAGCCAAGCAGGAAAGCGAACATCGATGCCACGACAGTCCCCAGCAAGAATCCAAGGATGGTGTCAGCGAAACGCACATTCTTTTCCGGAATCGAGCCAAAGATCATGCAGGGAATGATGACCATGGCGAAGACTGACCACCCACCAATGAAGTAGTAGGTGAAACGTCGAACAAAGGGGTCGTCGGATTGCAGGGCCACCGTTGCCATGGCACGGGCATCCTTGCGGTCTTCAACCTCAGTCTCGAATGCCTTGAGATCCAGCTCCTGGAGCTTCAGAACAAGGTTGGGATCTTGCTGGATAGCCTCTGTGACGGCTTTTACCGAATCAGGCACCCCAAGCTTGTCCGCGATCATTTTGACGGCGGCACCGCCCATTGGGCCAGCCACAACGGTAGCCAAAGCAGGTGCGGCGCCTTTCAGAAGGTCAAGCAACTTGTCCATCATGGACCCTTTCGTGTCAGCATAGATGCGGCAATGCCTAGCATGGTGCGGGCTTGTTCTACGTTGTCAGGTCGATCTTTCCACCCAACCGTGATCTGTCCAAAGAAACGAAACGAGTCCGGCGGTACAGAGGTTCGGCAGGTAAAGGCAACTCCTTGGGCCATGTACCAGAGTCCAATTTCTGACTGAGGTTCCTTGTATTCACTGCATGGGACTTCATTCTCCATGAGCTTGATAAGGTCTGCATTATTTCCTGAATTCTGTGAAAAGAGACCGACATCAATACCCTCCACACCTTTGTCGCGCCCTTCTTTGGTATATGCCCTGTACAGCACCCTGGTGCCGAACATTTGGTTTACCTTGAAGATAGCCACGAACTGGGCGCCAGTTTGTTTGAACAACATCGCCGCGGCATCTTCTGCGCGGTCTTCGTTGATGTCAGGGGTGCGCTTTGACTCCTTGTATGCACCGACCAGGATTTCCTTGTTCTCGTAGACAAAGTATCCAGTGAAGGTCAGGACCGCCATCAAGACAATCGCAAAGAGCTTGAATGGTGAGTCCACATACGCAAGAACCTTGGACAGCGTGTCGTTCGCATTCAGCTTGTTGTCTTCACTCACGGTCGCACCTTTCAATCACTTCTTTGACCTTGCGCTCAATGTGCTTGTTGGCACCCCTCGCGGCTTGCAGGTCGGCATACAAGAAACCAGTCAGCGTTATGAATCCAACAAGGCACATCATGCATACGACTAGCCCCACGGCAACGACAACAGATTCACCCGATGAAGATGAATAGCCCACAGGAAACCCATCATGTAAATCACGACTCCCGCGACCGCCAAGATGGCCAGAAGAGCGTCTTCCACCCTGCTTTTGATTTCCTGTCGTTGCCATTCAGCCTGCCTTCTTTTCAATTCAGCCTGCTCCTTGGCTAACCTGTCCTCTTCTTCCATTCGCTGAAGAGTGTTCTGGAAATCCGCCCAAAATCCACCGGGTAACCCAAGCTCGTAGATGATCATGTTGCGCAGATCCTCGTAGTGACGCTTGAGTTCCAACTTTCTCATCTCCTCCTCAAAAGCCAACACCTGCAAGCTTTTGTTCTTTGGAGGGTTTGTCCTGATCTCCTGTTCTGCCTTTTGCAGTTTGTCTGTACCTTCAAGAACCTGCGTGATGAACCCAGTGACCTCGCCAGCAAGATTCACAACCTCTTTGCCAGCCGCCTGAGCCTCCCTGACAGTTGCGCACAGGGTCTTTACCCCCTGAATCGCTCCCGTGACAAGCGCAAACGCACTGATCGGGTCCACACATCAAAGACCAAAAAGCTTCTTCACAAAATCAGCCGCAACGCCCGGACCAAACAGTTGCACAATGATGACGATGTAGAGCAGATACTCAATCTTCGTCATGCGCTTGTCGCCCTCTTCCATGCGCCCATCAATCCTGCCGTATCTCTCAGCACAAATCGCCTCATGCACGGCAAGCTTGGTTTCAACTGTTTGCTCGGACATCAAAAACACCTCAATACTTGCCCTCAGAAAACACATTCACAAAAACTGTGCCGTCTTCCAAAGATTCAATTTCATGCCACTCATTGGCAACAAGATTTATTGGTTGCGTGTCTTTGGTGACCACAACCTCTTTGCCTTCCTTGCGAATGACACAGCTACCAGCGTGGCACATCGTCAAGTGGGAAAACAAATGCTCATGCCTCGGCAACCCCTCGCCCTTGTTGGCGTGGTAGACGTTTATGGATGCGCCGTCGTACACAACCTGAAAGCGGGGAGCCACCTGAATCGTCATAGCGTCTGAGCACCAGAGACTTGTGGCTGAGCTTCCGCGGGAAGCGGGGCGGGAGCAGGAACCTGCAAAATCACCAGTTGGACAGAGTCGTAGTACCACTTGTCTGCAACCACGTTGTCTTCGCAAGGCTCCCAAAACAGCGGGGGAGCGACCGGAAACTCGTTGTCAGCGACTTCAGCCACGCGCCAAGAGTTTGCAATCACGGTGTACACCGGCGTCCAAAAGTTATCCACCTTCTCCCAAGATGTAATAGCCTCGGCGGTGCCTTTGGGATCAATAAGAGCTTTTTTCATCGTATGTCTTCCATTACCATTCAATGATCATTCCGCCGGCACCACCGCCGCCAGCACCGTAGTAAGCGGGTCCGCAACAGACTGGAGGAACATAAGCGCTCCCAGTTCCACCGACTCCACCGGGACCGATTCCACCACCGCCGTTTCCGCCAGAGCCAAATTGTCCGCCAGCAGAAAACCCCGCCGATCCATAGGTGGAGCTTCCTCCTGCCGTGCTGGTAACGCCACCTCCACCACCACTCATGCCGCCACCTCCACCACCGCCAAAGTTGTATCCACCCGGAGCGCCGCCGCCCAAGACAGTGTTTAGCTGGTTATATGCCGATCGGTATTGAGTTGATGCAATCAAAGTTCCCGTGGTGCTAAAAGATCCAGAGTTTCCATTGGTTGCGCCGCCCGTCGCAGTGACTAGGGTGCTAAAACTTGTCGTTCCGCCAGCCGCCCCGGCGTTTCCGCCGTCACCGATTGTCACGGTGTAACCCGTGCTGGGAGTGACGGTGACAACCGCAATACCCGCCCCTCCAGCCCCGCTAGGACCCATGCCGCCACCAGTTCCGGCCACGCCGCCAGCGCCGCCACCGAAGGCGGTGATCTTCAGCTTTGTCACGCCAGCGGGAACCGTGAACGTGGTGTTCGCATAGATGACCTGAATGTTGCTGACTGCACCACCACTTCCGGCGGCGCCTGAGTAACCAGAAGCGCCAGAGAATCCAGATGTACCAGTTCCAGAGAAGCCCGACACGCCCGAAGCGCCAGTAGCGCCCGAGGTGCCAGAGAAGCCAGATCTTCCTGACGTACCAGAAAAGCCGGATGTTCCCGAGGCTCCAGAGAAGCCAGATGTACCGGTGCCACTTGTTCCAGAAAAGCCTGATGTGCCAGAAAAGCCGGATGTTCCCGAGGCTCCGCTAAAACCTGAGACGCCGGACGTTCCCGATGTTCCGCCACCGCCAGCAGACCCAGAGAAACCTGACACGCCCGAGAATCCGGAAGTGCCCGAGGCTCCCGAGAACCCAGAAGTACCCGAGAACCCAGAAGTGCCAGAAAAACCCGATGTTCCCGAAAAGCCCGAGGTGCCAGAGGCTCCTGATGTGCCGGTTGCGCCAGAAACGCCAGAAAAACCTGATGTCCCCGACGCCCCAGAAAATCCTGATGTACCCGAGAAGCCAGACCTGCCAGATGTTCCGGAGTACCCCGACAGCCCTGCAAGTTGCTGGACAACGCCAGACGCATTTTCGTAGTACAGTGCCCCATCAGCAATGTTGATTGCAAGCTCACCGGGGAGCAAATTGCCCGCAGTTGGCACTGCCGCGGGGGTCGTACTGTAATACAACTGGATTGGGGTTGAGCCGGATTGAGCCATAAGATACCTCAGTTGGTTTAGCGTATTTTCTCAGCCTCCAAGAGTGCTGTCAAAGCCTTAGACACTTCCTCTGGACGGACAAATTTGTCTGGGTCTTGCTCGGTATAGTCCCACCAAAGAAACTGGTTCTCGACCAAACACGAACGATCTTTTAACAGGTTGACGTTTTCGGGGTGCCCAAAGATCACAGGGTCAGACACAGACCATAGGACTATGCCACGCTTTCCCTCATCCCACCCAAGATGCTGGAAAAAGCTGTCGCACGAAATCCATGTTTTGCATGCCTTAATCAACAACCTCAAATCATCCAGCGAAAGGTTCTTTCGGAAGTCGGGAACAAGTTGTTCCTCGCCCTCAATGCCTACCTGGACGATTGGCTCATCGATGAGTTGGATCAGCTCCTTCCAGAACGGGTAGTTCTTGGGGTTCGTTTTGCCAGTCTGGAGCTTTTTTGAGTATGGGGAGATGATGATCATAGGTACAGCTTCCGAAAAGCGCTGTCAAGGCTGTCTTTCCACTTCCAGCGATCCATCTTGGCGTAGATGCTGTACTGATCGATGTCTCCAAACAGCTCTCTGGCTTCGTGGATCGATCGGCAGGGGATGATTTCTGGGTAGCACCCAAACACCACCGCATCTTTGATCTCGGGCAAGATGCGCTTGAACACAACGTGGTCGCCCATGCCGCAGTTCAGCACAACGATTGTCTTGTCCCGGTATTCCAGGATGTTGCGGAATATCCGCTCGTCGTGGTCATAAAGCTGTTCGTTGGTCTCGCTTCGGATACCGCCGGATGGACTCTTCAGGTGCCATGTGGTTGCGCCTGGGACAACCCAGATTTTGTAGCCCTTGCGAAATAAGCCGTAGGTGAAGAGCGTTTCTTCTCGGTGGGCAACCCTGGACAGACCAAGGTTGTAGTCATGAACGCCAGCTCGGTACAGGAACGAGCAATGAAGGTGCTCAACCTGCTTGGCTTCAGCAATTGGCGCCCACTGGATGTTTGGCTCGTAGTTGATGTCATCGATCTTCCCTGTTGGTTCAAACGGCAAAGGATCGTATGGTGGCGTCAGTATTGCCCCGCCAACAGCCCCCACATCCGGCCCGACGTAGTCCATCAATTTCTCAAGCACGTTTGGCTCAGGGATGGCGTCATCGTCAACGCGCCACACCCAATCAAACCCCATGTTGTTGGCAATCTGATGGCTGAAGTGTTGACCCTTCTTGGCGGCGTAACACCACTCCCAGGCGATGTTCTTGGCGTCAAGCAGGTAGAAGATCCGGAGGTACATCGGATCGTTTCTGAGGTCTTCAGGCTCGTCGTTGTCATCAAAGACAACCAGCTTGTCAACTTTCCTGGTCTGGTTGGCAATCGCCATCAGAGCCATGGGCAACGTGGTGCGGTATCTGCCGCGGGTGGCGACGGAGCACAGAACCTTATTCATTGACCCACCGGCAGAACATGATGTTGCAACGATTGGATTCACTGATGGGCTGAGGCTCGGGTGTCACGTTGCCGTGCTCATCGCTGTACGCAAACTCAAACCCAGGCAGGTGGCTTTCATTCAAGCCGTGCAACTTGTGGTGGTGACCCCAGAACCCAGGAGGCTCGTTGTAAGGAACCGTGATCAGCAAGGTCTTGCAGTGCTTCTTCAGCATCTCGACGATCTCAAGACCGTTGTCCAGGTGCTCGATTACCTCAAAGGCAATGATGGTGTCGTATTGACCAATCTTGACCAAGTTGATGTCGCCTTGGAAGAACCGGAAGTTCTCGCCCCACTCCTGGTCTCGGGCAACCTCGGCAATGATCGGATCGTAGTCAATTCCTGTGTAGTCGATGTCTTGCGGCAAGAACTGGACGCCATAACCCGTTGTGCAACCCAGCTCAAAAACGCTCTTGCCTTGCAGGTTTTCGCTTGCCCACTGATACCGAGCAGATTCACGCAAGAAGACGGGGTCGCCCTTCAGGAACACAGCCCTCTCATAATCGTTTGAAAGCAGGAATCGGTAGTGATCCATGTTGTGCTTCTTGGCAAGAAGCAAGGTGTTTTTCTTGAAGATCACAGGCCAGTCTTTGACCAGCGAGGGGTCATACATCGTGCCCTCGCCTTTGTGATACAGAGGGAAGATGGAAACATGCTGAACGCCATCAAAGACGTTCTCAGCAACCTCGCAGACCTCGTATCCGGCGTTCTCCGCCCTGAAGCAGAAGTCGATGTCTTCCGAACCACCAACATTGAACTCCTCATCCAGCAAACCGATCTTTTCGAACACCTCTCGCTTGATCATCGCGCAGAAGAAGACGGCAAACTTGCGCTTTGTGACATCAGAGTGAAGCAACAGATTGCCCGACACACCGCACTTGGGATTATTCTCAAACACGCCATCGAGCATGCGAATCCACGCATTCTTCTCCTGCTCAAGCAAGACAACGTCGTTGTTCAACAGAACAATTTTGTCGCCAGTGCTTGCATTGATGCCATCATTTGTGGCGCAGGCAAATCCAAGAGGCTGATCGCTCCATAGGATCTTCAGGTTGAGACCAAACCCCGTTGCATCAAACTGGTTGCGCAGGCTTTGCAAGTACCAGAAGGTGCTATCAGTGCATCCGTTTGCAGAGATCACAAGCTCGACATCAGCCATGTCTGTCCACTTGAAGATGGACTCAATGCACGGCTTCAGATACTTGTCGCAGTTGTTGTACGTCGGAATGACGATCGAGTATTTCATGTTTGTTGCCACCTGTTGTTAAAGCAAAATAACTTTAACATAGAAGGCATCAATCGCGAATCACAACACCACTTCAATCCAAGACTGAGTTTTCTCATCCCAGTTGTATAACTTCTCAGGATCAGGGATGGGAACGGGAGCTTCCCACAGACAAGTTGTCTCATTTAAAGTCCATGAAGCATACGGCTTGGGGGGCACAAAGGCGTCTTTTGCGGCGTCATAAGCGTAGCCAACTCCCGCAAAGTTTTTTCGCAGAGCTTTTGTCTGATCCGGATCTGGCGTGTTTGAGTTCGGGGTGTAATAAACGCCGCCCCGAGTGTTGTAGGAGGTCTGAATCCAAACACCTGGAGATGAGTCCACAAAATTATCGAAAAATTCGGCTTCGGCAACGATTACGTTGACTACGTTGCCGTCAAGAATTTTTGCGTAATGTCCCATCTATTTTCCTTATGCGGTAAATGTGCTTGATGACGTAAACACATGATAAACATAGCCGCCAGATACTGTTACGGTGCCTCCTGAAGCCCGTGCAGACGAACCAGCGTAACGGATGATAACAATACCGCTTCCTCCGTTTCCGCCAGCAAATGCAGTTCCACTGTAAGACCCGCCACCGCCGCCGCCACCAGTGTTTGCGGTTCCAGCGGTACCAACTGCGCCAAAGCCACCAGCACCGCCGCCGCCTGAACCTCCGGAACCTGCGGCTGAATATCCGCTTTCACCTGCGCCACCGCCACCGCCAGCATAATAGCCACTAACGCCAGTTGACGTTGCTGTTGCCCATGTAGACTCAGTATTTTTTCCAACGCCGCCAGCCAAAGCTGTTGAGCCGCTGGCACCTACCGCGCCTGCTCCACCACCGCCAGCGCCGACAATACTGCCAGCTCCGCTACCACCAGCAAAACCTTGACCTGATGTTCCAGCGCCGCCTGTAGTTCTTGAGCCACCTCCGCCTGATCCACCGCTATTTCCGGTTCCGGTGCCATCGTTAAGGGAGCCGCCACCACCACCAGCGGTTGAAGAAATACCCAAAGCGGAGGAAGTATTTCCATTGCCGCCTTTTGTAGTGTTATTTGGTGCGCCAGTACCTCCGCTACCAACCGTGATGGTGTACGCCGTAGCACTTTGCACGGATGTAGTACCTGTTAAATACCCCCCTGCGCCGCCTCCGCCGCCAGTATGCGAACCGCCGCCGCCACCCCCTGCAATTATCAAATAATCCACAGAATAGGTGAATGTGAAACTGTTCCAAGTACCGCCTTGGTAAATTTCGTTGAATCCTGTTGTGCTGTTATATCTCACATACCCGTTTGCAGGAGACGCCGGACGTTGGGCTGTAGTTCCAACCGGGAATGAAAAATATCCTGTTGCTGTGTTTGCTTGGTTGGACACAGCGGCAGGCGTTGATGCACCGCCAGAGCCAGAGTATCCGGAGAAGCCAGACGTGCCAGTCGATCCGGTGGCTCCACTGAAACCAGACGTTCCAGAAGTACCTGTGACGGTGATTGTCCACGCTGAAAATGTTCCCGACCCACCAGTGTAGTCAACACTAACGGTCAACTGGTTGAAGTTTGCGGTGTACCCGGTAATTGTTCCGACCATGTAATTGGTTGGAGATGCGGTGCTAAAAACACGAACATATTGACCAACAACGAATGCGTTTGTGCCTTGGAATTGGTTGACGGTAAAGGTAATAGAACCCGTTGCAATCGTTGCAGAGGTTGTAGACGTCAACCCGGCATAACCCAAACCGGAAAAACCGCTAAAACCAGAAGTTCCTGTGCCCCCGGCTTGCCCCGAAAAACCGGAAGTTCCGCTGTAACCTGAAACGCCACTATAACCAGAGGCGCCTTGGAATCCAGGAGTGCCCGGTGCGCCCGTCGCGCCAGAGGTGCCAGAGTAACCACTGAAACCGGAAGTGCCACTGAAACCAGACGTTCCACTATAACCAGATGTGCCCTGGAAGCCAGGAGTGCCCGGCGCACCCGTTGCACCGCTGACGCCAGAGAAACCAGAGGTTCCGCTGAAACCGCTTGTACCCGATGCGCCGTTGCTTCCGTTGACACCACTGAAACCGCTTGTGCCAGAGAAACCCGATGTACCGGATGCGCCGTTGGTTCCGTTGGTTCCAGAATAACCAGATTTTCCACTGGCGCCACTGGCCCCAGACGCACCATCAATACCGCTTTTCCCGGAAAAACCGCTTGTGCCTGAAAAGCCGCTTGTACCGGATGCGCCAGACCAACCAGAAATTCCAGAATCACCAGACCGCCCAGATGTTCCAGAATATCCGGACGTGCCTGTTGCGCCGGTAGCTCCGGAAAATCCGGAGACTCCAGATCGACCAGACAGCGAAATATTCCACGAGGAATACGTCCCACTTCCAGACGATACGTTCACGCTAATATCCATGACATAGGTGCCACTGAAATTGGCAAAACCTATGATGGTTCCAAGCATGTAATTGCTGGAAGGGCTACCCGTTTCCAACACGGTGACGTAATCACCAACAACATACGCAGAGCTTGTTGGCGGGAGGTTTACAACAAACGTCCTTAACCCCGTGCCAATTGGGTTTGAAGAGGCGGATGAAAGTAGATAACCCGCGCCAGATGCGCCGCTGTATCCAGATGTTCCCGAAGAACCAGCGGAACCACTAAAACCAGATGTGCCACTGAAACCCGATGTGCCACTGAAACCGGAAACACCGCTGTAACCAGAAACGCCGCTGAACCCCGATGCGCCTTGGAATCCGGGCGCTCCAGGCGCTCCGCTAACTCCAGAGGTACCGCTGAATCCCGAGGTTCCCGATGCACCACTCCAGCCGGAGGTGCCACTTGCGCCATTGGTTCCGCTTGCACCAGAGAAACCGCTTGTTCCAGATACGCCGCTGAAGCCAGAAACACCAGACGCGCCACTTGTGCCGCTGTACCCCGACTGGGTGTACATCACCTGGGACAGGTTGACGATCACGCCAGGGGTCTCTGGGACAGATCCAGCCGCGGGAAGGGTCTGAATGGTCACCTGAGTATTATCAACCTGCCACCACAGCTCAACGTAATCGTTTGGCGCCACAGACGAGCCTATGAAATCGACCGTTGCTACGGTGTAGCCAAACTCGGTTGCGTTCTTTCGAGCGGGAACATAGAACCGCGTGTTGCTGTCCGGATAGTTCGAGCCGTTGTACTTCAGCCAAATGTCAGCGTAATGAGCGGTGTTGTCGGTGTTCTCCAATTGAATGGAGAAGGTCATCTTGTACGTCCCGACGTTGGCAATCACAAGGCGACCTGGAGCAGTCAGACTGATACCAACCTGAGCCTGCGGCGTGTTGATGTTGACAATCTGCTCAGTCAGCGATCCTGTTTGATCCGTTGTGTCAACAAACGAGCCATAGTTGCCGATCGCACCACCAGCGCCCGCTGATCCACTGAAACCAGAAACGCCGGAGTAGCCAGAGATGCCACTTGCGCCCGATGTGCCAGAGAACCCAGAGGTTCCCGACGTACCAGAGGTTCCGCTGTAACCTGAGAAGCCACTGACGCCAGACCATCCACTGGTGCCCGATGCGCCCGAGTAGCCAGAGACACCAGAGTCACCACTGAAGCCGGACAAGCCGGAAAAGCCGGAAAAGCCTGATGTTCCCGAAAAGCCCGAGTTTCCGGATGCTCCGCTGGTTCCAGAGTAGCCACTGAAGCCAGAAGCTCCTGAAGCGCCCGACCAACCAGAGGTTCCTGAG